TAACTCTAAATCTATTTCTTCTGGTAATATTAAATCAGAATGCATGGAGTTGATTTTATCAACCCCTTGCTGTACTGATATATGCATCTGTCCTATATTCATTATATAACTGCGTCTTTAAGTTTCGCTCGTAAAGTTGTTAATTTCCCTGAGTTCTTTTTGTCATTAAGAAATATTACAGTGTCTTGCAATGTATCTCCTAATATCTCATCTTGATAGATTATTTGATTACCTATCTTTCTTAAGATCTCTACACTTAACATCTCTTCAAGTTCAGATTTCATTTTTAAATGTTTGTCTGTACAAATTCTTACAAATTTATCAGGAACATCTCCTTTAATCTTATATAAGTAATTTTCAATTTCCATGTCAGTTAATCGATCTGGATTTTGATTACCCATTAATCTAAATACTCTTCTCATGTCTGATTTATTATCTGATAATTTTATAAATTCTTTATCAGCATCTTTTAGAGTTTGTATTTTATTATTAGCACTTCTTAATTCTCTTTGTGCATCTTGAATATAAAAACGTTTATGAGGTGTTGTAATCATTTCATCTTTATTCAAAGCTACATGTGGATGTTTTAATATCCATTTATATCGTAGATAGTCTTCAATGTTTTCAGGTTCTCCATCAGTAGTAGTAGAAATATCTAATTCTACTCCTCCCATTGGTACCATTATTGAAAGATCTGTCCAATATTTTTTTGTATATTTAGGCCAGTCAATATGCTTCGGACCTACATCTAAAATACCAAGTAAGTATTTTTCTTCTTCGTCAGAAGTAACCCCTTTTAAGGGTTGTCTGTTTACAAATACACTACTGATATACATTCTTGATTCTGCTCGAACTGTTTTAGGTAAAAACCCATCCGGTTCTTTTCTGAGGATCATTATTTTTCTTTTTGCCATTTTATTGTTCTTTTTAATTATTTTATTAAGTTAAATTTCCTTTCAGGCTTGTAAGAATACTAGGCCTTACTGTCGTTATGTGAAATAAGATGGAGGGGGTTTTGACACCCCCATCACCTTACAAAAAACTAGATATATAGACTACGAAAACACACAGGTTAACGCCATCACTATGCGCGCACACATTCTAAATCAATCGAAGTATCAAATCTCTTAAGAACGATACCTGCTGTTTTTAACATATGTACACTTGCACCATCAATGTCAGAAGCTCGTAGATCACTTGATCCGAAGCCTGTTGGAACAACAGAACCCGCAACTGCCCATCTTAAGTACTCACGCCCTTTCTTATTAATCATTTGAATGTTTCCTTGACCATCGTATGAAGATGTATCAACAAATACCATTCTGTATGATTCTAAAGAGTAACCACTAACAGGATGTTTAGATCTTGCTTGCGCTACAGGACCATGGTCAAACATTGGATGTTTAACCACATTTACTGTATGCCCATCAATATGGTCATAACTTGTAAAGAAACCAGTCATTCCTAAAGAACGCCCTGATCCAGTAATAAATTTACTATCTGCATTAACACTCCAGTTACCAGTAGCAAAACCACCAGTATAAGCTTTTAATGCATTGTCAAATTCTCTAGCTCCACCTACACCAGTAAACAATGTGATATTTTTATTGTTAGCATCACTCATACCGTAGAATAAATCTCCGATAAGATTTGTTAATTTAGTTTCAGTTAAAGTAGAGTAAGTGTCCTTATTGATAATTTGTTGTAATAATCCAGGACCTGTGATTACTGGTTGCCCATTCTCATCAGTCATGTTTACTACTCCGTCATTACCATAAGTTTTTTCTCCGTACCAGTAAAGTAACTCGCATTCTTCTTTGAAAGAAAGCATATGTAGATACTCTTCATAATCCATCCACATTTTAGTTGTTTTACCTCCTTTTGTAGGTAGAGCAAATTCAGCAACATAGTTCTTAGCATTTCCTGCGAAGTGATAAGATTTTCTAACTGTACCGATTTTGTTTCTAACCATACCTGGCGTAGACCAGTTTGAAGCATTACCTCTAGAGAAGTCTACTCCAACGTTAGCATATAATTGCCCCCAAACGGATCCGATTGCAATATCTGCCGCAGCTACTGCCGCTGTAGAAGATGGGTCTACTACTTGAACTGTGTAGTCCCAGTTATTTCCATTTGCTTTTGGTTCAGCCATAATTCTCACTTGAGTTCCTGATTGGGAGATCAAAGTGTATGGGAATACAAACCATTTGTCTGGAAAAGTTAAAGTCATAGGAGCACCAGCTAATCCGGTACCCAATCCTAACGCACTACATGCACGGGTATTAATAGTATGAGTTTTAACACGATATTCATATTCCCATCTATCGATGGATTTCGTGTTTCCAACTCCTTCAGTTAACATAGTTAACGGAAATTTTCTATCTTCCTTCCCTGCAAGGTGTGTGATGATTGGAGAAAGCTCTGCAGGTCTCTCCAATAACGCATTAGTTAACGAATTAGTATCCGTCATTTGCGCATCGTTGTAATAAGTTTTTAATACTTGCATTGTTTAAATTAATTTAAAAGGTTATAAATAGCCAAGTTCTTTTTGCACATTATAGGCTATTCAGGTTTAAATCTAAAGTATCAAGGTCTAGTCCTCCTTTTCTTTTAGGTCGCGAGGCACTCTTTGTTGTTCCACTAGATTTAATTTTTTTTCTCAGACTTTGGACATTTTTTGTTTTTGCCTTAGCTGAGATAATATCATTTAAGTTAAAGCCTTTGAACATTAAATAGTCCATAGCTAACTTTATTTCAGTAGAAGAGTTTTTGTGAGCTTTTTCTCTTTCTGTTTGTCCTTCCCCATCTTGGTGGGTAAGAAAATCAAAAAACTTCTTCTTATCTTTTTCTTGAACAGTTAAGCCCGCAAAATCTTTAGAGGTTTGAATAGTCTCATTAATTTCATCCCAAAACTCTCTTTGCTTTTGTTGCATTGCCTTTTGTTCCTTTTTTTCTTTTTCTATAGATTGATCTCTTTCTTTGCCATAATAAGATGTTAAAGCCTCTTTAGCTTTTGTTGCTTTATCATACAATTTATTAGTATCTGTATAATCATCTAATAATTCATTTACAAAATCATCGTCATGACCTTTTAGTTTAAAGTACTCTCCAAGAACTGCTCGTTGTGTTCTTACATCATCTTGAGTAACTTTGATATTTTCAAAATCAGTTATTTGATTACTCATCTTTAACCATTGATCTGATTTACCCCCATTCAATACATAGTCTAAATGTTTTTGAATTTCTGGATGAGCTTGAAATATACCGTCTAGCTGATCTTCTGCAATTTTACCTCCAACTGCTTTAGCTAGTTTAACTAAACCATCTGCAGTGTCCTCAAAATCTTCGTCAGGAAATTCATACCCTAATTGTGTAAGAACCTCACTTACTACTGTTTCATCAACTTCCTCTTCTTCCTCTTCATCTTCTTGAGCAACTACTTCTTTAACCTTCTTAGAACTTACTTCTTCTTCAACTACATCTTCTACTAGTTCTTTGGAGCTATCTTCTATTTCTTCATCTTTTTGTTCTGCTACTTCCGTGGTATTCTCTACCTCGTCAGTCTTAAGACCTTCACTTATGAAATCGTCAAAAGTGATATCTTCTAGTTTTAATTTATTATCTGGTGTCATAGTCTATTTATTTTTATGCAAAGTTACAATTAATATTTAATTTATTTTTATAGTTTTTTATTTTTGGGTTTGCTATTATTATATACCACTTATCATCTATATGGTATCCCCTTATGCTTTGTATTATCTTGAATACTGCCTTGATTAGTTACTTGATCTATCCAATCAAATAGTGTTGGTACAGTTTTTTCTAATTCTATTCTTGCCTCTTCTAACTCCTCCTTTTTTTTGTTCTCCCTTTCTCTTTCTTTACTATCTTTAAATTCTTGTGCTTTTTCATATTCTCCAGTTCCCTCCCCATCTCCATGATAGGCTACAGAAATATCTTCAGCATTCTCTAATACAGCATTAGAATAATCTCTATCTCCTAATTTTAAATAATCTAATACAGAATGATTAGCATCAACTCTACTTGCTAAATTAGGACTTTTATGCATAGTTGCGATTGCATATTGTATTGGGACCCCAGCAATAGTATTTGTATTAGGATCATATTCCTTATGTCTTTTTATTCTTTTAGTATAATCTATTACCTGCAGTGAAATAGCTGTGAAGGAATCATTTACAGCAGATATACTAGTCCAAGCTAAATCTGACGCACCTATATCCATTGCCTTATACCATTGACCAATCTCTGTTGGATTGCCATCCTCATCTTTTGTTTGCATATCAAATTTAATTCTACCTGCGCCTACACTAGTTTCATCAGTTTTAGGAGCTACTTTATTTTTTACATCTCTAAACATGCTTCCAGGTATTATAAAATCCCATAAAGAATTAGGTAGCGCAAATTCTGTTTCAACTTCTCCAGTATTCCAAATTTCGCCTGCCATATTTGCCCCAGTTCGCAGATTAGCTATTAAATCTGCGTCTAGATTATTCTTAGCTATTTCTTTACCTTTACCAATCATAATTTGTTTAAAATCCCCAGTCTCATTTTTAAATATACCATAAGCTATATGAGATGCTTCTGATACCGCTTCTGGAGAAGCTCCTGTAGTATTAGCTATTAATCCCAAATTATCATTTATATGTTCAACATATCTAGTAGCAAAATATTCTTGAGAATTTAAAGGATTATGAGACTCTGTTAAATTAGATTGTAATTGATCTGTCTTCTGTGAATTAAAAATAAAATGATCTTTATTTATTACAGGCCTATCTTTCATTCCTACAGGACGACTAACACCATCTATTTTATATTCTTTTCCCCCCGGTAACGTAATATTATTAATAGGATCTACTTTCATATCGCCCTTGCCTGCCCCATGCATAACCAATGGAATACCTGTGTTTGGATCCATACCTATAAAAAATGCCTGATGCTCTGATCCACGATTCATATCTAGTCCATATCCTGCATCACTTTCTTTCTCATAGTTATCTTTACCTTTCCTATTCACATGTACTAGATCTCCTACTCTAAAATCTTTCCAAACTTCTATTGGGGGCATATCAGGAAGATCACTCCAAGAACCTTTATTCTGTTTATCAGACGTTCCCCAAATTAAATCTCCACCTAACTCTACTACATGTTTTTGTCTGTACCATGCATCTTCAGGACCTAGATCATTTTTAGTAACTGTAGGAAATAAATCCAGTAACATGTTAGTTGCTTGCTCTGAACATCCGGCACCTTCTTGGCATATTTTTTCTGTCAGTCCTTCATATTCTGGTAAGTTTAGATTATTCTCAGACCAATGTTTAAATGCTTTACTAGTTTTAGTTCCCCAATCTCCATCTACACCATCACCATTATATCCGGATACACCTAGATCATACTTATTATTTACAAGCATTTGTTGTATACTAGAAGTATTAGCCCCCTCTCTATTAAGTTTATTATGATGTGCAGCAGTTAATTTATTTTCACTATTTTCAGGGTCTGCTTTATAAATTGCTCTAACATCTTCTGACTCATTCTCAGTTAAATTTTCTATAGGACCTATAGGATTAGATTTAAATACAATAGTATCTTGAATACTAGTATATGCTGAAGATCCTTTTTTTGGTTTTAACCATTCATTTGCAGGAGCATCCTCACCAATTGCTTTTCTTCTAGTAAGAAGAGTACCATCACTTTGTTTTGCATATTCCCATGGGTCAGACGAATGCGACGAGTTTGCAATAGTTAATGTAGAATCATCTATCTGATTAGCAGATTCAAATCTATCATCTGGTACACCTCCTTCTGTTTTCTTTTCTCCTCCATTTTCATATTTAAACCCACCCTTTTGTTTAGTATCTGTCTGTGATAGTGCACCAAGTCCAACTGGTACTGCTAATGCCCATGCTTTTGACAAAACAGTTCTAAATTCACTGGCAGTATTAGTTGATGCTTCTACTAGCCCTCTTACATCGTCAGGAATACTACCAGTTCCTTTTGATATATGATTAGTAAATGTTTCTAACATATCATCTGTCATACCAGCTTTAGTCCCATCCCACCCAAAAGTCTTTTTAAAGTAATCACCTGCTCTTACAAGTCTTACTTGTTGTTCTGCAGGGTCCTGTAGATATTTTATAAATTTTGCATCGTCCCCTTTCAATTTAAGTGTAGGGTAATTCTTATATGCCTTAGTACTATGTTTAGGTATAGATGTCATAATCATAGTTTCATCTATATTAAATTGAGAATTAATATTTTTATATTTACCTGCCATAGCAGCAATTGCCGCATCTGCTTCTTGTGCAGTAGTTGCATTTAAAAAGCTTTCATCTACCTCAGCAACAGCCTTTTTATAGGACGCGCTTTCATATTTCATAGCATTTTTATATATATCTGAGCTTTTATCCACTTTTCCTGTAGGGCTAAATAAATGTTTCCACTCATGGTCTATAGTATTATATTGTTGTTGACTTATACTAATCTTCTCTCCTGACGTTATCCCAGATTCTGCTAAAAACTCTTTTTCAAATAAGGTTTGACCTTTATTAGTTCCTTTAGGATTTAAAATATTTATCTTGGAATTTGGCTCAGACAAAGATGTAGAATACTTATAATTCCCTCGAGCATCACCCATTAGATGTTTAGGTTGAAATTGTGGTGTAACTTTATTTGCTTCCTCTATATACTCATCAATTTGTTTTAGAATAGATTGTCTAGATTCTCCTGTATTAGCCATTCTTTTGGTAATATACTCTTCACTTTTTACATAAGCTATATTTTTTTGTTTTATGTTTTCTATAAAACCTTTTTCTTTTGTAGTTGGAGCATATTTTTTGTTTTTTATAGCAAGGTTATTTGCTGTTTCAGCTGTTGCTGTTTTTACATCTTCAAGCTCTGCTGCTTTTATAAGTTTTGCATTTTTAGCATTGTTAATACCTGTAGCTAATCTAGATGTAGAATATACCCCACCTGCTACTCCTAGTGCATCCATACCAAGATCAAAAGCAGTTCCCCAAGATGGATCCGCTATAAAAGCATTAAGATCGTCCGGTCCATGTGTAATTCCATGATAACCCCCATAATAACCTAGAGCATCAAGTGTACTTGTTCCCGCCACTCTTGGAATAAGATTATATGCACCAGCTCGTAGTGCAAGAGGTATTGCATAAGGAAGAGAGGCTGCAGTCACAACATTTTGAAGATTAATTGATGATGTCATTTCAGATTTATAAGGATTAGGTTTTCCGTCCCATATTTCAGACGTTGGATTAGCTTTAGCTCCTTCATCCCATGAAGCATACGTAGGCAAACTTTCATATTCATCTTCAGGATACTCCTCTTCTATTTCTAAATTATTAGGGGTCATATATACACTTGTAGAAGAAGCTTCTGCAGGTATAGGATCAGAATGAAATAGACCTCCATGTGTGTAATTTTTTTTAAAACCACCTTTTTCCCCTTGTTGTTGAGGTTGTACCTTATATGCAGGATTGTTTACAAAATCCATTAAGGCACTACTAACTGGATGCGTCTCATGTCCTGAAGTTATATGAGATGATCCTCTAAAGTTAGATGAATTTGCAGGATCAGATAGGGCTCTAGGGCCATCATCAATCAATACAGAATCTATATCTAATTTGTAGTCATCTTTTTTATAAGAAACGTCAGGTTCAGGAACTTCACCAAAGATCCCTTCAGTTTTAGCTTGTTCAAACAGTTCTTCATAGTCACCTGTATAACCATTCTCATTAGCAACTCTTATTATACGAGATTTTTGACTGTTAGTTAGAGCCATTATTTTGTTTTGATTTAACCATAGCTGCTATCTTCTTTTCTTCAACAGCGTTATTTTCCTTGTTCATAGCCCTATCTGCTTCAATCTTTTTATGATCAACTTGTATCTTTTTAGCATCCATTGATGACTGATCTTTATCTGAATTCATTTTTCTCCTAGTTTCTGCTTGCGCTAGTCCCTCCTGCATTGTGGAAGCACCGACTGAAACGTCAGCTTGTATTAAAGCAACTTCAATTTTATTACGTCGATCTTTATCATTTTGATCTGAGTCGTATTGCATTTTCTCTTGTTGAACTTGAATTTGTTTTTCTGCTTGTTCATTTTGAGCTTTTTGTTGGGCCTGCTCTAACTCCTGAGTCATTTTTTCAGCTTTAGCTATCTTACTTTTAATTTGAGTAAAACTATCTGAATCTATAGCTTCTGCTACAATAGAAGCAGGAACTCCATTTTGTATCATAGCCTGAGATAACATTTCTACTTTTTGTTTCTTCTCAAGATCTGCGCCAGCATCAGTGATAAATATTCCATATTCAGATTCCATGTGATCTAATGGATTAACTGCTAAAAACTCAACTGCACCGTCAGGCATAACATATGACGTTTTCTTTCCAGCTACCCAAGCTAGTTTAGAATAGTCAAGAAGTGCTTGAAGATCCTTTTCTTCTAATGAAGCTATTTTTCTAAAGTAATCTTCTGTAATATGTGAAGACTGCATAATAGCCTGTTGAGTAATACCTTTACCTTCATACTGTCCTGTTTGACCTTGCCTTTGTCTATTAACTCCTGATAATCTTTCCCACTCGCTTAATATAGAGTCTAAAAGTATTACATACTGTTGAATAGTTTTAATAGATAGATCCATAACAGTCTGATGCTGTGGATTTAATTGCATTCCCTCTTTATTGTAATCTACCCATGCAATACCAATAGCATCAATATAATACATAAATTTATCCATATCCCATTTCTTAGGAATCATGTTAATATCAAACTGTGCTATAATATCTTTAGATTTAGCAATAGCTACTTCTAATCTATATTTATATATATTATAATTTATTTGATAAGCAACTCCTAGTTGAACTAATGAAACATTATCAGAATTAATTTCTGAGTATTTAATACCATTAATAGGTAATTTACACAGTGAAGGATTATTTAAAGATCTTCTTTGGTTAGGTACTGGTCCAAGTTTACAAAATATTCTATCCCCTATTCTTGTTCCTTGATATACTTCTGGAACCCACTCATATTCTACATATCCACCTTGGGTTTTAACGTCTTTTGGTAATTTATAACCATCTGGAATTTCTACTGTTTCCATATCTCCTGTAGCAGGATCTGGATAGTTTAAAAATCCTACTCATGAAATAGATTTCCAATATACAGTTATAACTTCTATTAATCGTGACCTACCTCCTCGTCTACTGCTATTATCTGGATTACTGCCATATAATAAAAAAGACCCATCATCAAATTCTTCTGGTCTTTCTAAAGTGTCAATATCTTTATCAGTTAGAAATTCTCTATATGTATCTACAATACTACTAACATGTGAGTCTCGTCTTGTTAATGCCCAATCCCCATCTTCAATAAAATCAATATCTGGATCTTTATCATAATCTACATCTAAAGGATTTAAAACATCATAAAATATATCATTGTTTGAAACTCCTCTATGCGTATATGCTTCTCCAGAAACTAAGAAATGAAACCATGCTTTTTGAAATTTATTATGTATATTACAATTAAACATAATATAGTTTAAAGAGTTTTGTCCAATAATAGCTCTTCTATCTACATACGACATGTCAAATTGTTCTGCAATATGTTGTGGTAATTCTTGTTCCTTAGATTGACTTCCTGTTGGAGTAGCTCCTTCAGTTTCATTTAATCTATTAATCATCATCTGCTCCATAGCCTGTTTAACTTTAGCTTTCTTTTGTTCTTCTTTAATAGAAACAGAATCAGCATTAGCGACAGCTACAGTATAATTTAAAGGACGCTTTGTTTTTTCACCTAGTAAAAGATCTACAATTGGTTTAATAATAGGATAATTACGAATCTGTGAAGGAAAGTTATTCCTTGCTTTACCATAAGGCTTTAAAACATATCTATAATCTTCTTCTAGTATATGACCGTTATAAAAATCATATAAGGCCTGTATATTATTTCTCCTAGCGCCAAAACCACCTATATCTGAAAGACTAATATAAGCATTCACGCATTCTTCTTGCCAGTCTTTATTCTTTTTTGAGGAAGGTATTTTTTGTTTTGGTATTCCAGCTGATGTTGTGTCTGTGGCTAATTTCATATATTAAAAATATTGTCTGTTAAAAAATTCATCGTGTGCTCGGTCTTTATATATATCTACTACTTCTGCGTTATATAATTCTCTTGTGTGATACATACCAATCATCAACGCCATAACACGGTCAAAGTTTCCTTTATGATTAAATTTAATCAGTTCTAGAATCAATGCCGGATCATAAATCTTTTGCAAATTTAGGTATTTTTTTCCAGTATCGTCTACCCCCCTTAGTGAATTTAACCAATCCCTTATATATATCTCACCTTGGTGTTTTCTTGCCTCTGTCATATGCATGCCATATGTACGTCTAACACGCCTAGATTGTAATTCTTTTTTATCTAACATCTCAAACTCTGGTTGTAGTCTGTGTAGTTTTCTATGTCTTTTAGCATATGCTATTATTTCACCTCGATCATTCTCAAATCCTATCTTAGCATTGTAATAATCTGCAAGCATAAATAGATTACGATTATAATCGTCTTGAGTTGCAGGCCTACCTACATAAGATGCTACAATCATATCATCAGGTTGTGACACATTATTTGGACGTTTTAATACATATGCAGCTCCTAAAGATGAACTATCTGCAGATTGATTTTGACCATATGGATCATGACAAATTACATATAGATTATGAGGAG